ATGTTTTGAATATGTGCCACAAATTAAAAATAGAATACATCCAACAGAAAAACCAATTCAATTATACGAATGGATTTTAATGAATTACGCAAAAGAGGGCGATAAGATATTAGATACGCATTTAGGTAGTGGCTCAATAGCTATTGCCTGCCACAATTTAGGATATGACTTAACTGCTTGTGAATTAGACAAAGACTATTACGAAGCATCTATAAAGAGAATTAATCAGCATAAAGCACAACTAAGGTTAATATGATGAATTTTATTAGTGATAAAAAGTTAGCAGAAAAACGGATCTCAATTTGTGAATCCTGCAAGCATTTTAGAAAGAAATCAAGAACTTGTGGTACTCCAATTAAAGGTAATAAGGTAGGTAATAAACGAACTTGTGGATGCTTTATGGATGCCAAAACAAAATTATCTTTTTCTACTTGCCCTTTTTCGTATTGGGATGATCTACAAGTGGCTGAAAATGACTATATTGCAATTAAGAAACTGACAGCTTCAATTAAGCATACTATCAATGGAGATCAAAAAAAGGAGATGTATAAATTAAGAAATAAATATTTCGGAGGTAAAAGAGAAACAAGTAATTGTGCTCCTTGTTTAAAATCTGCATTAGCTGATCTGCAAAGAATAATCGATGAATATGAAAAATAGAATTAAGCCAGTGTATTATACTAATAAGAAGGTAAGAGAGTCTATTGATAAATTACTTAGTAAAAATGCATTATTCCAAGCCTCATTAGGAACTAATTCAAAATCTGATTTAGGCGAGGAAGGAACTAAAAAAGCGTGGAAGTTAATGGAGCAAGAGATAAAAAAACTTGATCCTCTATTTTATAACATTATAAAAACTCAAAGCGATGACTTGCCCAATATGTAAAGAAGAATTAATTATAGGAGGAGAGCATACATTTGAAGAGTGTGGTGAATACGGAGAGGGCTTAGTAACTAATGCCTCATGCGAAAATTTAGATTGTGATGTAACTCACATAGAACTATATGAAAAAAGAGAATGCCTAAACTAATTTTACCAGTGGGAGTAGAAGCGATAGCTACTCGATTAGATGGATCTATAAAGATCACATTATCTACCTATGAATTAAATACTTCATCGGCCGTTAAATTGTTTGATTTGCGTAAAACTGAAGCATTAATGTATTTGTCTAATGATAATATATCACAAGAAGAATTAGATACTTTAGATGCCTTTAAATTAAGTGCAGAAAATAACGATGGTAAAACTCCATCTCAAAGATTAAGAGCAGTATTATATATCTATTGGAAGCAACACAAACAAAAAGACGTAGAATTCGATATATTTTATCTAAGGTATATGAATCGATTAATAGATAGGATTAAAGATAAATTAGATTGAGAAAGCATACTAAGATATATCTAAATCATTTTGGATATTTCGGAGATGAATTTGTGCCTTGTGAGATGTGTGGGAAAAGAGCAGTAGATATACATCATATAGATGCGAGAGGCATGGGAGGATCTAATAAAGATAGAATTGAAAATCTTATGGCATTATGTAGAAAGTGCCACATACATTACGGAGATAAAAAACAATTTAAATCACTGTTAAATGAAAGACACGAAGAAAGATTGCAGAGATGATGAGAAAGGGATGGATCGAATGAGAGAAACTGAGAAAAAACTAAATGAGTCATTTGATGAATTCCTTAAAGAATTATCTGATAGAGATCAACCATCTTGTAATATAGGTAATAAAGAGGATTGCGATTCTTGTGGATCATAACAAAGTGATATAAAGTATTATGGGATTTGAGAAAGGTCATAAGCTAAGTGGGAATAGAAAAGGCATCCCTAATAAAACTACAAAGGAGATCAGAGATGCTTTCCAAATGCTGGTAGAGGATAATCTTGATAATATGAAGATATGGTTATCCGATGTTGGAGAAACTGATCCGGAAAGAGCATTGGAGATTATGCTAAAGATGGCAGAGTTTATAGTGCCTAAATTATCAAGAACTGATATTAAAGCAGAGGTTACTGATAAATCAATTGTAATTAATTTAAAACCGATAGAGGATGCCTCGGCAAATTGATATAGAATTATTCCCTACACAAGTAGAGTGCTTTAAATACCTCGAGGATAAAACTACTAATCAGATCCTTTTTGGAGGTGGTGCTGGAGGAGGCAAAACTATCATCCTTGTACTATGGCAAATCCATCGAAGGCTAACTTATCCAGGGACACGTGGAGTTATTGGTAGATCAAAACTAAAAACATTAAAGCAAACTACACTAAATACATTCTTTGAAGTAGCTACTGATTTCCTCGGATTAAAACCTAATGAAGATTTCGTATATAATGCTCAAGAATCTACTATTAAATTTAGTAATGATTCTATCATATATTTAAAAGATCTTTTCTTATATCCATCAGATCCATTATTTACCTCATTAGGTGGACTTGAAATTACTGATTGTGCAATTGATGAAGCATCAGAAATTACAATGCAAGCATTTCAAGTATTGCAATCAAGAATACGATATAAGTTAGATGAGAATAATCTGATCCCTAAAATACTACTTACTTGTAATCCATCAAAGGGATGGCTTTATTCATCATTCTATAAACCGGATCGAGAAGATAAGTTACCTAATCATAAGAAGTTTATTAAATCACTGGTAACCGATAACTCTAAAATATCTTCTCATTATGTAAAACAATTGGAGCAATTAGATAAGGTATCAAGAGCAAGATTACTGCTTGGAGATTGGGAGTATAATATAGATGATGCTAATCTATTTGAATTTGATGCTCTGCATGATCTATTTAGTAATTCGGTAAAGGAAGGGCAGAAATATATCTCATGCGATGTAGCGAGATTTGGAGATGATAAAACTATTATTTGTTTATGGAATGGTTTAAATTTAATTAAGATAGTATCATTGGCTCAATCATCAGTAAAGGATACATATGAGGCAGTAAGCAAAATTGCTAAAGATAGTGGAGTGAGAAGATCTAATATAGTTATAGATTCAGATGGAATAGGTGGAGGTGTAGCAGATTTCTTATCCGGATCTAAAGCATTTTTAAATGGATCTAAAGCAATTAAAGGAGAAAACTTTCAGAATCTAAAAACGCAATGCTACTTCAAATTAGCTGAATTAGTAAACGAAGGTAAGATAGCAATACAAGATAAAGCATTCCAGCAGGAGATCATCGAAGAACTTGAGATTGTAAGAAGGGATAAAATAGATAAGGATTCGATTAAGCTATCTATTGAGGGCAAGGATAAGCAGAAGCAAAGATTAGGTAGATCTCCGGATATTGGAGATGCCTTAATGATGAGAATGTATTATGAGGTAAAAACTAATCATGGTGTATATGTATTCTAAAAGGAAAAAAAACAAAAACGAACTTTAAATTTATACAATGAAGAAATCTTTCGAGATAAATATCCCTACTAATTGGGATGATGTTACAATAGAGCAGTATATCAATTACTCTAAATTAGTTAAGGATTTAACTGATGAAGGAGAAGTGATGATCCAAACGATCATAGCATTATGTAATATCGATAGGGAATTAGTAGAATATCTAAAGATTAAGGATATTAAGACTATATACGATAAGCTAATTTTATTAGTTAATTCTGAGGTAAATAAAACTATAATATCTAAGATTACTATTGATGATTTAGAATATGGATTCCATCCTAATCTCGATGAATTAACGATGGGCGAATACATAGATATAGAAACGTACGCAAAGGATAACGATCTGCCTAAAATGATGAGTGTACTTTACCGGCCGATAGTAGATAAAAAAGGCAATAGATATACTCTTGAAACTTATGATACTGATAAGCATTTAGTAAATAAGCATAAGTTTAAAAAGCTATCAGTAAACATTGCAAATCCGATCATTGTTTTTTTTTGGAATTTAGGAACGGAATTAATGATAGATTCCCAAATCTCTTTAAACAAAGAAAAGCTAATGCATCAAGTGGATACGGATGGTTTGCAACAATAGATAATTTAGCAAAAGGAGATCTAACTAAATTCGATGATATAACAAGATTACCCTTAATGCTGTGCATGACAAAACTATCTTTAGATACTGATCGAAATATAGAGAAGCAGAAGGAGATCCGTAAAAAACAAAACATGAATAAGAGATGATTACATATAAAGGAATAATAGCTTACTTTGAATCGATATGCGATCAGCATCAGCAGATCCAATCATTTACTTATGGAGAATTAGATCTATTCGATAAGGATAAATTTACTAAATATCCAGCATTGCATTTAACTCCTACCGGAACTGCAATAGATGATCAAGTGGTTACCTATGGATTTGATGTAGTGGTATTTGATAGATATAGTATTACTTCAAATAAAATGCGTAATGAAGCACAATGCCTATCAGATTCATTATTAATATTACAAGATATATGCAAGGAGATTACTAAAGGTAAATTCTTTATTAATGAGGATACTAATATATCGATGGAAATGCCAATAATAGCAAATCCTTTTATAGATACTGAGCCTGATAATTGTAGTGGATGGGCAACCTCATTTAATGTAATTACTCCGAATGAAGTAACTGCCTGCAATATTCCTTACTATAATCCGGAGCAAGTGAATGGTTTAAATTACATTTTGCCAGTGGGAGTACCAAATCAATTAGCATGGTATTCAATAGATCAGATTCATAATAAAGCTACATTCAATTCAAATTATACTAATGAATTATTACAACTTGCACCTTTAATAGATACTTTAGTAGGAAGTGATACTTTACAAATGAATGGTAGAAAGGTAACTTGGAATCCTCAAAAAAACGCATTTCATTTCTTTGATCAATCACAATCTGAATCGATGTATTTAGAGCATCCAATAATATCTGAAACTACTGCTACTTTCTTTGTGAAAATTAAAGACTTCTCAAGATATGGATCAGAAGATTTTGGAAATACAATATGCTACTTCGGTAACTTTAGTACTGACAATGATGGCTTTTTTATTGAGGTATATGAAGATGGTAAACTGCACTTATTTACTCCAGCAGGGAGTACTGATATAAGTATACCATTTGAAATATCCCCTACTAATGGATCAGATTATGATGATGCTCATAGGCGATTAGAATCTTTTACTTTCTGCTTGAGATATGATTTTAATAATTTTAAACTTAGATTATATTATGGAGCAGGTGCTAATGAATTCGTAGAGGTTACTTCCGGATTTGAATTAGATGATGCTCATTTTGGAATAGGGCATCCATTAAATGCAAAAGTATCTGATTTCTATTTGCAGGAATATATCTACACTAATGAATTAATGACTGATCAAGATATATCTGATACATTAACTTGGCTTAATTATAGATGATAGGATCAGCTAAACAAGAAGTAGATAAATTTGGTGCTAATGTAATTAGATTAGCAAGGATAAATCTTGGAGCATCTAAAAGCATTGATGGTAAAAAAAGAGTTACTAATACTACCGGAGATCTATCTAAATCATTATCTTATAGAGTGATCCAAAATAGATCAGTAGGAGGGCAATTTGCATCCGGATTTGATATTGAGTTTTTGTCATCAGTAGATTATGCATCATTTATTGAGCAGGGTGTAAAAGGATCAGAAAGCACAAAGCCATCTGCATCTAAATCCCCTTTTAAATTTAAAGGTAAGAATATAAAAGCCGGAGTGCTGGCAAATTGGATTAAGAAAAAGCCAATAAGATTAAGGGATGCAAGTGGTAAATTTAAGAAGGTAAAAGATTTAAAGCAGGCAAGAAAGCAATTAGAATTTTTATTAGGTAGAGCAATTGCAACTAAAGGAATCTCTGCTCGTAATTTTATAAGTGAATCAGTAGAAACCACTGTAAGAACTCAAGGAGGAGATCTATCATTATCAATGGCAATAGACTTTGTGCAGGATAGACTAAAAACAAAAAGTAAATAAGATGGCAAATAATTTAACAATTGCAGTGAATGATTCCGGTTTTAATATGAGTACCGGAACTAATATAGCAGTAGTAAGTACAACTACTACCGGAGATTATAAATATAGATTTCTAATAGAGGTAACATACAATACTCAGATTAATACTCCTCTTGCATCTAAAACTATATCTTTTACTCAGCAAAAAAATCAAGAAGGATTAGGAATATTTAATTTGAGCGAAATATATAGATCAATAGTTACTCCTCAGATTACTTCTGCTTTTTTAGATAATGTAGGTGAATCAGTACCTTATAGGCATTCAAGCATTCACACCATGCCTTATTTTAACGGAGCAAATCAACTTATATTTAGTGCTGGGCTAATAGGCGAAGTATCCGGATATGAATCTTTTAGAGGTGTAGCTAATGTGCTATTTATTAAGTTTTGGGAATATTATGCAACTACTCCGGATGGCATTCCTGCAAAGCAAGGAACTGCTACAAGCAAAGATATTTATTTATTATATGGAAGAGGCGAAGCAGATGATCCAATCATATATGATTTCTCTCCTTATGAATTATCATCTACTACTAAAAAATTCTTATCATCAAATTATAATTTTGATGGTACTCAGTATAATATTAATATAGGGAAAGAAGAATATCATACAATGGCATTCTTAAATAGGAATGCAGTTAATACCTCTGCCCAACCTTATTATATTAGAGTAAGATTTTTTAATACTTCCGGTGCATTTATATCTACTCTTACTTTACAAAATAACTCTCCAGCAGGAGGAGATTATGCATCAACTCCATCAGATCTTGCAAATGAAAAATTCTATTTATTTGTAGGAGTAGGTTTAAAAAACTTATCAGAAATAGATAATACTCTTAGCCCATATACCGGAGATGTGCCATCTAATGGATCTGTAGGTGGTCAAGTAATAGGATCTTATGAGGTATCAGCGACAACTTCCGGTAATGCTCAAGTAAGCTATCCATATATCTTTAATATTAT